TCCTCCAAGGCTGACGCAAAGGCAAAAGCAAAAGCGATTTCTGCGAGAAATAAAGGGAAGAAGTAATGGCATTACCTACCTATTTAGATTTGGTTAATGATGTGTTGGTTCGTATGCGTGAACCACAAGTATCTACTGTTTCCGAAAATACAGTTTCTACACTTGTTGGAAAATACGTTAATGATGCCAAGCGTCAAGTCTCTGATGCTTACGATTGGGACGCTTTCAATACCCCAATTACTGTAAACACGATTGCTAATACAACTGGCCCGTATAGCATTACGGGTGCTGGAGTTCGTTATAAGACTATGGATGTGATTAACACCACTAGTTTTTATGAGTTGTCACCTTTGTCTCATGCTAATTACGACTCGTTCTACTATACAACTCCTACCCCTACAAAGGGTTTGCCAATGTACTACTCTATTAAGGGTGTAGATACAAATGGCGATATTAAAGTTAATTTTTGGCCTGTTCCTGATGCTGTATATGCCATCCGTTTCAGCCTGATTGTTCCAGAAGCAGACTTCACAACTGATACATCTACCACTTTGTTGGCAAAAGAACCCATCGTTTTGGGTGCATTTGCTCGTGCTTTGATAGAGCGTGGAGAAGATGGTGGTTTAAACAGTTCAGAAGCATTTGCTATGTACAAGTCTTGTATGTCTGATCTGATAGCGTTAGAGTTGGCTAGATCGCCTGAAAACGACACATTTGAGGCTGTTTAATGTCTCAACCGATACAAGCCTTTGCAATTACAGCCCCAGGCTTCTACGGCCTCAATACCCAAGACTCGTCTTTGGATTTGGCTAGTGGCTTTGCATTGGTTGCCAACAATTGTGTGATTGACCAATATGGTCGTGTTGGTGCTAGAAAAGGTTGGACAAAGGTTAATTCTGCAACGAATTCTGACTTGTCTACCAATGATATTACCTCGATTGGAGAGGTTGTAACTTCAGCGGCAGTTTCATACACAATTTGCGCTGGAAACAATAAATTATTTAAATTAAGTAGTTCTTCATTGGTTACTTTGACCTATGGGGGAGGGGGTACTGCCCCGACCATTACTGCAAGCAATTGGCAGATGGTTTCATTGGCTGGCGCACTTTATCTGTTCCAGTCAGGGCATGATCCTTTAGTCTTTGATCCTAGTCTGTCTACAACGACTTATAGACGCATTAGCGAGTTGACAGGCTATGCAGGTACTGCTCAGTTGGCAAACACGGCTTTAAGTGCCTATGGAAGGCTTTGGACAGCAGATGTATCGTCAGACAAGTTAACTGTTCAATGGTGCGATACAAAGTTGGCAAACAAGTGGAATTCAGGTACTGCTGGTACTTTGGATACCACGACTGTTTGGCCTAGAGGCGGTGATGTAATTGTTGCTTTGGGCGCACACAACGGCTTTTTGTTTATCTTTGGTAAGAACAATATTTTGGTATACCAAGGAGCAACAACTCCTTCTACGATGACTTTACAGGACGTCATTACAGGAATTGGCTGTGTAGAGCGTGATTCTTTGGCTTATACGGGTACAGACCTGATTTTCTTGTCTGCGACAGGTGTACGTAGTGCCTTGAGGACTGTTCAAGAAAAGTCCATGCCATTGCGTGATTTGTCTAAGAATGTTCGTAATGACTTGATGACTGCCTATTCTGGAGAAACAAGTGGCACTATTAAATGTGCTTATTCTGCTACTGAGGCTTTCTATCTATTAACTTTACCTGCTATAAAGCAAGTGTATTGTTTTGATTTGAAAGCACAACTGCAAGATGGGGCGGCAAGAGTTACCACATGGGATTCTATACAGCCAAAATCACTATTGGTTAAACAAGATGGAACGCTTTATCTTGGTAAATCAGGTTATCTTGCTACCTATTCTGGTTATAACGATGATACAGCAACATATCGTTTCCAGTATTACACAAACCATAGTGACCTTGGTGCGCCATCCGTTACATCAATTCTAAAACGTTTGTCTATTGTTGTTATTGGTGGTAATAACCAGTATGTAACAATGAAATGGGCTTATGACTTTACGGGTAACTTTTACTCACAGAATGTATCAATTGGTGCTAATAACATTGCATATTATGGGGTGTCTGAATACAATATTGCTGAGTATTCCAATGGTATTGCCATGAGTACATTGAAGTGTTATCCAACAGGTTCTGGAAAAGTGATTCAGACAGGATATGAAGCAGATATAAATGGTTCAGCGTTGAGTGTGCAAAAAATAGAAATTCAAGCCAAGAATGGCAAGATTTTGTAAGGAAAGAACATGAGTAATTACACGAAAAGTACAAACTTTGCATCTAAGGATTCGTTGCCAACAGGCAATGCTTCAAAGATTGTCAAGGGTACTGAAATCAATACTGAGTTTGACAACATTGCTACTGCGGTTGCTACAAAGGCTGATTCAACATCTCCTACATTAGTAACTCCTGCTCTTGGAACACCTGCATCAGGTGTGATGACTAATGTCACAGGTCTTCCCCTAACAACTGGCGTAACAGGAACACTTCCTATTGCTAATGGTGGTACAGGTGCTTCTACATTGGCTAGTGCTTCTATTGTTACTTATACGGGTACAGAAACACTTACAAATAAGACTTTAACAGCACCAACGCTGGCATCTGCAAATATAACAACTGCGTTAACTTTAACTGGCGCATCTGGCACAGTAGGGCAATTATTAACTTCTGGTGGTTCTGGTAATGCGCCTACATGGTCAACCGCAAGCGCAACATCAATTTCTAATGGCACATCTAATGTAACTGTTAACTCTTCTAGTGGAACAATTACTGCCGCTACAAATGGAAGCACGGCGGTTACTATTGACACAAGCCAAAATGTGTTGATTGGTGGGGCAAGTGCCCAAACAGGGGCGGTATTAGCGGTTACGGGTGGTATTCAAGGAACTATTAAGTCTGGCACAGCAGTTTCAGTAAGTGGAACAAGTGTTGACTTTACATCGTTGCCATCATGGGTAAAGCGTATTACTGTAATGTTTAGTAGTGTAACAACCTCTGGAACATCATTGCCTTTAATACAACTAGGCACAAGTGGTGGTATTACAACTTCTGGGTATTCCTCTGGATCAAGCAAACTTGTCGATGCGACAGCCGTTGCTGTAACAAGTGCTGGTGCTGGATTTCAGATTTTTAAAAATGTAGGCGCACAAACCATTATTGGGGCATTTAAAATTTGCAATATTACTGGAAATACTTGGGTATGTGAAGGTGTTTGGGGTAGTACAAGCAGTACAGTTGTTGTTGGGGCTACATTTGGAGGTATTGCACTAGCAAGTACGTTAACCTCTGTTCGTGTTACTACAACAAATGGCACAGACACTTTTTCTGCGGGAACATTAAATATACTTTACGAGGGTTAATCATGTACAGAATTGCAATAAATGTTGAAACTGGTGAACAAACTCAAATTGAGTTAACTGCTGAAGATATTGCACAAGCGCAAGTAACTGAAGCAACATGGCAAGCAGAACAAGCGGCAAGACAAACAACGCCTACGCTTGATCAAATAATTCAAACTCAAACTACAACAATTAACGAATTAACTGCCAGAATCTTGGCATTAGAAAATGCTTAAAAATAAATCGGAGTAAGCATGAAAGCATCAGAAATCATTAAAGCAGATGCGGTCAATCGAAAAGTTGATCCAAATAAAGCCTTGCAAACCATTGGTGCATTGGTTAAGGCTAAGACTGCTGTTCTGATGCAAGAAAACGATTCTGTATTGTTAGTCAAAAAGATTGGCGATACATCAGCAGAGATTCATTTGTTTACCAAAGATAAACCTAATACCTTGGCAAAATCAGTTATTGGTTTTGTTAGAAAAGGTAGAGCATTAGGAATTAAAACTGTTTATGGTATGGCAGATAACCCACAGATTGTTGATTTAATGAAAAGAATTGGCATGAAAGTAGAAGCATCTGATTTGCCAAATTACAACTGGAAAGCACAGATATGAGAAATAGTCTTGCTTTATTAGGAATTCCAGACCTCCCAATTCATGC